AACGCCGGTGGTGGCGGATCCCCCGCCGGCGGTGTAGGCGCGGGGAAAGAGCAGGGGGTAGGGGCGCCCCCCGGTGACTGAGGCCCCGCTATGCGCGCTCACCTTGTGCAAGGTGGGGTCATGGAACACCGGATCCGGCGCCACCCAGCCCAGGTGGATTTCCCGCGTCTTTGCCCCCGATACGGGCCAGGTGTAGCCAGAGGCGCGCACGGTGGCGAAGCGTTCGGGGGTGCCAGGGCGCTCGAGCACGTAGTGGAGCTCCGGCCGCGCCGCCGGCGTCATAAACGGGGCGAACAGGGCGCCGATTTCGTCCACGTCCAGCCCACCACCTCGAGCGGTGATGTTTGCCGACAGAGCTCGAGCGCCCATCAGGTGCGTTCGGTCGTCGGTGCCGTCGCGGTCCGGGCGGTTCGCGCTCACCTCGCGGACTTCGGGGTAGCCCAGGTCCAGTTCCGTGCAGTAGTAACCCGCGGCTTCGTCCTCGAGGGGCAGGCGCCGCGACCCCATCGTCAGCCAGGCGCGGCGGATACAGCCGGCGGCCGGCTCGAGCGCCACCGCGGCGAAGTGTTCCGCCACCTCATCAGCCGAAATGGCGCGCAGGTAGATGGCAACATGCGCCAGGTCGCCGGCCAAGAACCCGCGCTGTCCAGACTTTCCGAAGCCCCAGGCGCTGTAATTGACTATGTAGCCAGAATCGGGCCGGCGGGCCACCTCGAGGCCATCGCGGTACAGGATGGCGGTAGCGGTGGGCCGGTCCACGGTCGGCCCATTGACAGTCCACACCGCGTGATGCCATGCCCCGTCATTGCTGGGTGTCGGATCCTTGATCGTCCCCGCCCCGCCGGGGTCCGTCGTGAAATAGGAATAGGCGTACAGCTTCCCGTCCGTGCCGATATTCAGGCTGGGTGTCTTATAGGTGGCGCCATCGACCAGGCCCCCGCCGGCGGTGCTGGTGGTGCGATACCAACATTCGAGGCTGACAATGCTCGAGTTCGAACGCGTCGGATCCGTGAACGAAGTGCTGGTACCGTCGAAGCGCGCCGCCGCATTGTTGCCCCAGGGATCGTCCACCGCGAACACCACCGGGCCCACCGCCGGCGCGTCATCGTGGACGATCACCTCATGGGCGGCGACGGATCCGCCGGCGTCATCCAAGGGCCAATACTGCGCGGGGAGCGAACCGAGCACCGCGGCCCGGTAGTGCTCCGCGGATCCGTCCGCCATCACACCCCCGCCGTTTCTACGGTCCAGGCCAGGCGCCGGCCGAAGGTTTCCACGTCGATCTTTTCGGTGAAGTTCGCGTTTTCGATTCGCACCAGCGGGCCGTCCCCTCGAGCTCGAGCGGGGAGCGGGGTGACTGCTTCGCCGGCGTGCGCCAGGATCAGGCCGGTCCGCGTGACCAGTCCGCCTGATTGCAGGGTGGGGATATGGAAGGGCGGCGACCAGTCGAACCCCTTTCCGCTCACGTGCAGGACGTCAGTAATGGCGTTCGAAGGAATGGTGAAGGAAACGTGAATGGCGTTAATGGTGTTGGCTACCGCATTCCAGGCCCCTTTTAGCGGCGAAATGATGTTGTTTTGGATGAAATCCCAGGCGGCTTTGAACGGCCCGGTGATGGCGTTTTCGACCCCCGACAGGGCGGACGTAATGGCGGACGTCACGGTGTCGAAGGCGGATTTCAGCGGGGTAATCAGGCCCGATTGCACCGCAGTCCAGGCGGCTTTGAACGGTGCGGACACCACATTCGCCACGGTGGACAGCGCCGACATAATCCACCCGGGGATGTTTCCGAAGAACGTCAGCGCCCCGTTCCACACCGTCTGAATCGAGGCCCAGGCGGACAGGAAGGGGGCCTGGAGAATCGCGCTCAGGCTGTCCCACGTGCTCTGTATCCAATCCCAGACCGCCTGGGCGCCGGCTTTGATCAGGTCCCAGTGTGTGAGGATCAGCCCCACCGCAATTCCAATTGGGCCAAAGAGCATGCCCACCAAAAGAGGCCAGTTTGCCTGGACCCATTCCCACACCGCCTGAATCACCGCCAGGATTCCGTGCCACACCGTCTGCATGAAATCCCACACCGTCTGGGTGCTGGACTTGATAGCGCCCCATACGGTGTCCCAGTTCTTCCACAACAGGATCACCGCGACAATCAGCGCCACGATGCCAATTGCAATCAGGAGAATTATCCAGCCGGCGGGGTTCGCCCCAAAGAGGGCCAGCGCCCCGTTAAGAATTTTGAAAGCGACTGACACCGCAATAATCCCCGTCGCCAGGGGCACCAGCCATTTTGTATTTTTCGATATGTAGGTCATCAGGGGCGCCAGGACTTTCATCGTTTCTTCAATCGCGGGGACCAGGGCTTCGCCCAGTGACACCTTCAGCCCGGTAATTTTGTTTTGAAATATCTGCATCTTCCCGGCGTTGGTCCCACCCATCTTTTCGGCCAGGCCCCCCACCTTGTCCTGTAGTCCGGTGGTGATTTCCGCGAAGTTTCCCGCGAGGGTCTTTGTGTTCTTGAAGTCGATGCCCACCCCCTTAAGGGCGCGGCCCTGCCCCAGTAACGCCTTGCCGACCGAGCTCGCGGCGTCGGGGAGGTCCTGTCCCGTCTTCGCGGCGTAGTCCTGCACCAGCGGGAGAAGCTGTCCCAGCTGGTCGCCGGTGAGGCCGTACTGGGCCAGGGTGGTGAGGGCTTCCTTGCTCGCCCCTTTCCCGTAGATGGTCGTTTCGGACAGGGCGGCCGCCTGGTCCAGGAGGGCTTTGGTGACGTCGGCCGAGGCGCCGGGGATCCGCCCCATAGCGTCGAGGAATTTCTCCTGGGTTATCTGGGACTTTTCATACGCTTCCACCGACTGTTTTCCGAAGTCGTAAATCTTCCCCGCCAGGTTTTGAATCACGTTCGCCGCGAGCACCCCGGCGAACGTGGACTTGAATTTCGAGCCGAAGGATTCGACGTGCTGGGCGGCTTCGTCCATACCCTTCTGGGCAGGCACGGTGTCTGTTTTGAACTGAATATGGATGGTGGCGTCGGATGCCATCAGCGCCGCCGCTTCGCTTCAATCGCCATTTCATTGAGGATTTCGACCGCGCTCAGCAGGGCGACAGGATCGTCCAGCCACACCCCGGCGGGCACCCCCGTATGGATGGCTACCGCCACCGCTACGCGTCCGAGACTGCCGGGGGGGTAGGGCCCAGGCCGTTCCCCGATTCTGCAATTTCGTCGCAGTCGATCACCAGATCCATAAAGGCGCCCAGGTCAGCTGGGATCCCTGGCACGTCCTGGCGGACCAGCGCGTTATGGCACACCTCGAGCGAGAAGCCCAGCGAGAATAGGGGCCGGCCGTCGCCATCCATCGGGAACACCAGCGCCGCGCTGTCCCGTGCGTTAGACCGCACCTCGAGGGGTTCGGGCCACCCCTCGAGCTCGAGGCGGTAGAGCTGTCGATAGAACCCCATCGCCTAGACCCCATGCACCAGATCGCAGGCGGCGGCGGCGGCGTCCTCATAGATCGCCAGCCAGTCTGATTCTGTTTCGTCCACCGCTTCGTCCACGTAGGGCTGGGCTTCGATGTTGTGCGCCGGCCAGCCGTAGTGAATGGGCCCGAAGTAGGGCAGGACGTTTGAGAAGCCGGCTTCGTCGCGGCTGTATTCGGGGACGGTGGCGGCCGCCAGGGCGCCGGTCAGGCGCGGCGCATTGTCGCGTGCTCGCGAGACAAACAGGTTTGCCACCATCTGATTCGCCTTTTCGAGGTCGCCCAGTTTGTGTCCCGCGCTTCGAAGCGTGCGCGCCACGGTGTCCTCTCCGGTGACGGTGGCGGTCACCCCGCCCCGCTCCATCAGGCGGCTTCGGCTTTGGCGGTCCTCGAGCTCGAGGCGGCCCCGTTCGCCGCGGCCGCGGTCCGCGTCGGAATCCCCACGATTTCGAATTCCCAGTCCGTCGTTAGGCGAGTGTTCACGTCGCCCCCTTCCTCGAGGGCCAGGATGACTACCTCACCGGCCCAGGTCGGCGCCCCGCTCACGTTTGGCACCCATTCGAAGGCAACGGTTTGCATTGAATTGGTGAAGCAATAGGCCAGGAACCCCTCTGGGTCATCGAAGTCTTGAATGCTGGTGCCATTCAGGGTCCACGATTCCTTTTTGCCGGCGGGGATGCTGTCACCGCACAGGGTTTCCACCCTGTCCCCGTCGTTGTCGTGACTGGGCGTCACCTTGACAGTCGAAGCCTGGCAGGCAAAGACCGTTCCGGTGGTGGGGGTCCCGCCACCTTCGCCCCCAAAGGTCAGGGTTCCTTGCTTGACGCGTGATTCAGTAATGGGCATTTAGTCACACACCTCCGTAAACATCACTAGGTAACTGGGAAGGATTTTCGCCCCCAGGGGAAAGCCCCGGCGGACCGCGGATTCGACAGGGAACACCGAGGCGATCGCATCGACCAGGGTGTCGAGCTGGGCCCAGGTGGTGTGATCCCCGCCGGTCGGCGCGGTCGCCACCGCACGCAGGCCCCACGTCGCGGTGTAGCCACACCCCACGTCGTAGGTGCGATCAGGCGGGGGGACGATCACCGCCGGCGGTGTGAAGGCGCCGGGGTCCACGGTGGCGCGGATCCCCGCCGCGATCAGTTTTTCCACGATCACCGCGGCGGCGTCGAGTGAGCTCATGCCAGCACCGCGGGAATAAAGGGCCCGATCATTTCGAGCACGTCGCTGTCTTTCGAGGCGACACGCGCCGCGGTTCCCATATCGGTGAGGCCCACGATTCCGTCCGGACTGTTGCGCCGGCTCAGCAGGCGATTCACCAGGAGCAGGCCCGATTCATGCAAGCGCGCCGGGCAGGCCGGATACACCGGCGCCCCATCGACGTCGGTGGCGAAGGCCAGGGCGGCGCGGTCCTCGAGCGTTTCGACCGTGGCGGCGACCGCTTCGTCAATTGCCACGTCGTCACTGGTGTCTGAGGGGTCGATC